TGAGAAAGAGAAATGAAATTCAAAATTACTATCAAGGAAGTCCATGAAGCAGTTGTCGATATTGATGCAGAAAACTACTATGAAGCACTAGAAAAAGTTGAATCCGCCTACTGGAAAAATCCAAATGACTACTTACTTGAACCTAAAGACACAAAATTTGAATAAAAATAAGCCCCGCCTTTCGGCGGGGCAATTTCTTTAATAAAAATCAAAGAACGTTACACCAAGCGTGATGGTTGTCACGTTTTCAGCGTTTGTAAAAGAAGTAATAGACCCATCAGTGTTTACTTGAATGTCAATACCATTTTCTCCAGAAGCGTTCCTATAATACCCAGCGTTATAAATTGTTAATCTTTGCGTAGGCCAATAGGTATTATCTGGCAGTTGTCCAATTTTAGTAGAATTAGTAATTGTCTGGGATGTGCCATAAATTTGACCTTTAATCCAATAAATTTTTGAGTTGTTATTATAATAAGCATACAATGTGCCGTTCCAACCGCTAAAAGCGTTTGTAATCTGCCCTGTTTTAACATTCCCAATATTATTTATCGCTTCATTGGCTTTGTTCAATGCGTTATTAGCCGTAGCAGAAGCCTGATTCGCGGCTGTGGAAGCGGCACTCGCGGTGGTTTTCGCTGAAGAAGCGTCAGCTGTCGCGGTACTGATATCAGATTCAGCAACAGTTGCCCAAGCGTCAATTTTTTCCATGTCCTCATTGTAATCAGTCAACCAGTCTGGTTTGTCGGTCCCCACAAACTGGGACAAATCGAGTGTAGTTGTTTTATTCGTGCTAGCCATAATAATTTTTCTCCTTTTATTTAAGTTTTAGAGTTCCAAGCGTAATTGTACGCCGTCCAGTTTTTGCCGATGTAAGCATTCGCTGTCAAGTCAAGTGCTTTATATTCGTTTGCAGTTAGGCCGTTTGTTCTCAACTGTTGTGTTAATTCGTTTATAGCCTGTTGTGTAGAAGTAAAAACACCTGTAATTGCAGAATACACGCCGTAAATAAGTTTATGCCATATGAAACGCGCGGCGGTTGCATAGTTAAAAGCGGTAACGTTGTAAGCTTTATATTTTGTGGCGGTTAAACCCAACTTTGCATATTCATAAGCTGTAATTCCAGTTTGCCGCGCACCTGCGTACATATCATTCAAAGTATTCTTTAAACTGTCCATTTTATTGTACACAGGATTGTTAATAATTGTTTCATCCCCAAGCCTGTTTACAACTTCTTCCAATTTCTGGTTAACAATTGTAATCAAATAATTATAGAAAATTTCATTGTTTTTATTAACCGTATTAATTATTCCAACTATTTTTTCATTAACTTCCTGCGTAAATTGCGCATACTGATTTTCAAGATTGTCGATTTTCCCATCAACCGAACTTTCAAAATCTTCAATATCTTTAATAATCGCGTTCAGTTGTTCGGTTACATAATTTTTAACCCATTCTTCGGTTACGGGTGTATATGTGTTAAGGGTTTCTATAACCTGATTTATGGCGCCTTGCAATTTACATAATGCTTCATAATAGGATAACGCATCAGCATAGGCAGACGGCATGGCGGGAGTGCAACACCGAACCACATTCAGAAAATCCATGTTATTCACCTCCTTTAGTAAAGCTTCATAAAGCAGTTTTGTATTTCCGGGTTGTTGATAATTTCCATGTCGATATTCAAAAATGTTTCCCGGTAGTCTTTCAACAATTCACTTAAATTATGATACATATTCCCGCGTACTTTCTTTTCAAAATTTCTGTCACGTTTCTGTAAATTGTTTGCAATCGAGGATGCCGAAGAATCATTCAAAGTTGCAGAAGTTAAATATTTTTCGTCTGCGATAGCGCCATTATCCAACAACCCTTGCGGAGTATCGCTGTAAAGGCTCTTTCCGTCTGCCGTGTCTGTGCGCGTGCCGTCACTTTCAACGCTTTCCAGTTCCATATTTGTTTCAACATAATTGTAAGCGTTCAAAGGGTCAAAGTCAAGTTGGGCACTTTTATAGAGTTGGTTATAATACGGCATTATTTCAGCCATAGTGCGGTTAAGATAAAGTTTAAAAAGCCCTGCTGTTTCTGCTCCAATCTCCCTCATCCAGTAATGCATGATAATTTTATTGTTAAGCGTATCACGGTATTTTTCATCAAAAATAGGGTAATCTTTTAAGCCGATATCATAACCATTTTGGATGAGTTGTCGCAATTCCACCGTGTAATTACTCATTTTCCTGTTCACCGCCCATTTCTGGCACAATTGGAATTTCCGAATTAAATTCTACGCTCATGTTAGTTCCAAACATTTCATTTATTTTTTCACATGCATGTTTTCGTTCATATAGGTAAGATTCACGTATCATTTCGAGCGAACCAAACGGGGCGGCGGCTTCATTTGCAACAAGTCTTTCCCGTTTATCTGTGAAAGCCGAAACAACACCAAGGCTTGTAAGTGCTTCGTTATAAATTTCCGTTTTAACGCTCAACAAATCGCGTGCGATAAATGGAATGTCCAAGTTAATCGGCTTTATGCTGTCAAGATTTAAGGATTTATCGCCATAAATAAACGGTTGACCGCCGTCCAATTTCATAATTAGATTTTTAAGGGAAAGACGTTCTTTTTCGTTGCACGCTATGAAAGCAGAGAATTTCTGTAAATTAGCATTCGTTTCTGCATTTCGCTGAATTTCATATAGCTTGCGTGCATACTCATTTATAATATAAGCGTCCCCTGTTCTTGCCATGTTATTAAAGATTAACACGCTATTTGTTTCATCCAACATTCTAAAAGGCGTGCCGTTTGCGGCAATTGCGCTTCGTTCAGACGGTACTCCGTACCAGTTTAGCGGGCCTGTATACGCAACCCCTAAACCAAAAAACTGTTCCAAACTATCTTCATAAAAAACCAGTGCTGAACCTTGTGTAATGAGCATCAATTCAAGATATCGAATATCAATCCCTTTTGGTACATTTTCCCATTTAAACCGCGCTAGTGCAATATTGAGCAATCGAATTGTATATTCGTTGTAAGTTACATTGTTAAGTGCTAGAGAATCAAAAAACTGAAAGTCTCTGCCGCCTATTCCTTTTCTTGCCATTTGTTCCACCCCTTTCCATGTTTAAGATTTAATTTAGGATACAATTTTGCGCTTTTTCTAATTGCTTTACATTGGTTACAGTTATTTCTATTTTTACAGTACCAACACCCGTCTTGGTCTAACCAGTAATATGTGGGCATAGACGGCCTAGGCTTGCGTTTTGCCTTTCCCATATTAAACACCTAAACAATAGAATTATCAAGAGCATAATTCTTGATATCGTTTGTATGCCAAAAAGTAACCCCCGTTTCAAATGCCTGCTTAATTCGATTGTGTGCTACAACAGGGATACTATCTATTAAATTAGCTTCTGTACACTTCACAAAATTCCATGAACGGCGCCCGTATAAGTTAGGCACTTTTGTTTGCAGGGTTTTGTAGCCGTACATCGTAAAATAGTCGTCAATGCGTTTTGCAAACTCATATCTAATGCATTTTGGAAAATACACAAAATCAAAGTAGCCGTTATTATAAAATGCGCTTGCGTTTCCCGTGTTACCTCTTGCGCTATCAGGTATTATTTTGTGTTGCTCAACACTAATCAAAGCATTTCCTACACTAGATACCGCCCCAACCGCGCTTTGGACTGCTGAATCCCAGTTTCCCGTTCCTATTCCAGACGCGACTCCAAGGACCCCGCCTATACCGTCCACAATAGCGTTAAAATTTATCCCCATTTGGTTTTGCGCGTACCAGTTTTTAAAGGTATCGTTTATCCATGAACATGTCGGATAAGCACTTGTTGTTATAGTTTCGTCATAATTTACATTCAAACCCTTATAAGCGCGTGGTATAGCTACAACCGGAGCTGAACCGCCTAGAGCGCTAAACAAATTAAAAGGTCCATTGTTTTCTAAAAAATTCGTGTCAAAATATTCGTATCTGTATTCTTTTTCAGAAGAACCGGGAGAACACACATTCAAAGTGCGGTAAGGATAAGCATACATTTTATTATTTTTAGGAGTATAACCATCAAGAGGAGCGAACACATTTTCAAGTTTCCTACTCATAATATCACGCACACCCGCGATATTTACCCATCCGCTACTAGGGCTTTCACTTGTAACGCCTATTAAATCAAGAGGAAACATATAAATACTTACAATAGCGTCTCCTTTACCGCTTTTTGAATACTCATCAACAAAATTTGAGGCCTGTTGCCAAACATCAGTTTTAAAATAACGATATGCAAGGGCGTTAAACGAGTAATCTAAAAAACTAGAGGTAGCAATTCCATCCAAACGTTCTGAAACCGCAATAATTATTCCAATTGTAAAATCATACAGCCGATTACTTATCAAGTTTACAACACCAGTATTATAAATGTATTCTCCCGTTTCCAGATTTTCGGGGACAAGGTTATTTCCGAATGTATCATCATTTGTGTGCTCACGCTCAACAAAAGATATTTTTAAAGTATCATCTGCAAACCATGTTTGGAAAACATCCTGTTCAAAATACACATCACTTTTATTTTCGTTCTGGAAACGAATATCCGTGATAAAGTTGAAATACCACCGATTATTATTTCGGTAATACATATAATTGCAGTTTGCAATCGTTTCATAATTTGCAGGAAACGAAACGAATTTATCGTCACGCTGATAAGTTGCGCCGTCAAGTGTCGCAACAATTTTTGTGGAAAGAAAAGAAAGACGTTCTTCCATATTCTGGAACAATCTAACGTGCGCATAATCATTTCCCCATGGGATGCCTGCGCACAGATAAATTGTTGTATTGGGATTTATTGCCATTTTCTTCTCCTTTTATATTTGCCGGGCGGTATTACCGCCCGGCAATAAACGTTAAGTGTTTACAGTAATTGTGGCTGTACCGTTCTTTTCTGTATTATAAGTAGAAGTCGCGGTCACTGTTACAGGTCCAGCTTCTGTACTCCCGATGGTGAGTACACCGTCCCGTGTAATGGTGGTTGCGCTGTCAGAATTTCCGGAGATAGCCCACGTCACACCCTGCGGATAAAGTCCAGTGCCCTCAACGGTAGCGTTCATCTGAACGGTAGCACCCTTATTTACAGTAGTGGTGTCGGGCGAAACGGTAACACCTGTAATTGTGGGCGCCGTGGTAACAAATGCAACCGCGTTTGCGAACGGGCACACTGCCATGATTCTCCAATAGTGTGCCCAATACTGCCAGTACAGGCCCTGCCCGTTCATATCGCGGGTAAATTTCTGCAAAGCGTCCCACACTGCGTAGAAATCTTCATCAATCAGAATCGCGTGCGTGTCCTGAATGGGGATTTCATCCACAACTATAACACGGTACTGAACCTTAGCGGGTTCCAGATTAAACAAGGTGCTATAACCAAGCACTGCCAAGTATGCATCGGTGTCTGCATCAATGATAAGAACCTGCTTTTCTTTCGGTGTAGCAGTAAGGACACCAAGGCTATTGTAATCCGAGCGCATAAAAGCCATCTTGTTAGAAACGGCTTTCATTTTCGCAAGGGCCATGTGCGCGGAAGTGTTATCCGTTACTTCGTCAATTACTTCAACCGCGAACTTGCCAGCCGTGCCATACTGCGCAAGCAGATTTTTCATGGTAGTAAATTCGTCCAGTTCTGCACCCGTGTACATTGCATTGAAAACAGAACTGATAAAATCGCTAAGGCCCTGCCACGACATAAAGGCCTGCCGTAACATATCGTCAGAAATAGTCTGCTTATAAAATACCTGATAGTTGAGTTTTGCAAAAGCAGTGTTTACGTCAGGAATTTCACGCTTCATCCATTCTTCCTCGGCCTGTGCCGGGTCAAACTGGTGTGCCTTTGCAAGGTTGGTGTAAACCAGTTCCACCGTATCACCGTACTCAAGAATACCTTTTTTAAGTACCCGCATAGGATTAGTAAACAGGCGATACGTAATCCATACTCTACCAATAAGATTAACAAGCGTATCTACAAAAGCGTTCTGCGTGGGCTGATAATCCAGCACCGCCGTACCAAATTCCCGAATATTATCTTGCGTAACCTGTGGGAGCCTGTTTTCAAAGCTGGGATTTTCCGCAACCATCTGCGCACGTAGCGCGGTCAAAATCTGCGGTGTATTATTGGTTACACTTGTCAAAACTTTTGCACTTTTCATTTTTCAATTACCTCCTCATTAAAAATAGATTTAATCTTTTCCGTTTCATCTTTGATATCATCAAAATCATCATCTTTCAAATCTTCAACATGCTTTCTAACTGCATCACGGCCAGTCAAAACACGGGTAACGTAATCGCGTTTAAAATCCTTAAACGCATTGGAAATTCCGTCCATTTTATCGGACATTTCTTTCCAGTAACGTTCCATCCCCTCTTGTTCATCTTCACTGTCGTGGAGCCTGCGCAAATCTTCGCGCATGTCTGCCGTAAGCCCATCCTCACTGTTATAAAGCCTGTCAATGAATTCTCGTGCTTCGCTAAGTTTCATTTTTAATATTCCTCCTTTAACTTTAAATTTGTAATCGCTTCTCTAAGTTCGATGTATGCTTTTGTGTTGTCTGATAAAGCCTGCGTGAAATTTTCCTCGCTTTCCTTATGAGCGGTCATTTGTTTAACGTTAAGCCAAACCAGAACACCACACATAACGATTGGAAAACCAAGAGTGCTAACAATTTGGGCAACCGCGTTATAGTCCATTTTCTCACAACCTTTTGTCTACAAATTTATTCGCCAATAGCTGAAACTCTGTAACAGTTTTATGCGAATATAAAATATTACAGCATTTTCTTACACCTAGAAATATCCCGTACATAATTCCCACTTCTTTGGCACTTGCTTTTTGATAGTTATAATAACTTTCAATATAAAGCGCTTTCAGTTTTTCACACATTTGGAAGTTCACTCAAATCTTTATTAAAGATTTTAAGGACTGCTACGTCGGTAATATCCTGCCAATAATTCCAGCTTCCAAACTCCTGTACTTTGTTAAGATTGTCCGGCTTCACGCGGAACTTTCTTTTATTACCAAAGTAAACATAATTTTCAGGGTCATTGCTTGCAGGACTGTTAATTGTGTGCCCGTTTTCAGCAAAAACGACAATCAGCATATTTGCGGTAAATTCGCCCGGCATAGGTGGCTCACCTCCCCCATATTCTACTTCATAACGCCCAACTATATTAGGGAGGCCATCTTCCGGCGTTACAAGATTATTTGTAATACCGCGCCCAACGTGCCATTCCTCATGGCAATGCGGGCCGGTTGTATTACCAGTCATGCCAAAATTTCCAATCGGTGTGCCAGCGGTTACACTATCACCAACATTCACAAGACGCTCTGCATGGTGTGCGGTCAAAATTGTCCTGTCAAGAGATGGATAATAAATCGCGATAAAATTACCCCAGGACCAGTTGCCGCCCGTGCCGTATTCACTGCGAACAACTTCGCCGTTACCAATCGCGCGTACCATCGTATCCCCCATAACTCCGGAAGCGTCTCGCGTATTCCAGTCTTTTCCCCGGTGCGAACCTCCAAAAACCTGTGTGACATTTACAAGTGGGTTTGCCGTAATCCAAGTTGTGTAAGCCATTGTTTTTCTCCTTTTAAATAATTATTTTCAACATGCTTTTAATTTCATGCTGAATTTTTTCATTTTCATATGCTAGTGTACCAGTTTCCAGCGCTTCTTTTATTCTTCTGAAAAACGGGTGCCTTTCATACTGCTTTACATACTGAATTGATTTATTAATACTCTCTTTGTCCGGAGTGAAAACCATGGTATTATAAGGGTCATAATCGTATGATATAATTGTCATACCTGTGTCATAATCAAACCAAACACCGTATTTTTTGTCTCTCCAAACAAGAGTAAAATAAAACCGTGTATTTTTACCTTTTTTCATTATCTGTGCTTCATCATCAAGATAGAATTTATTATCCACAGAATAATCTGCGTAACCAAGGGCACGGGACATTTGCCCGAACCTTGTGTTTTCTTTCGCTCTTTTAAATTCTGCACTTGTTGGAACTACTTGTAAAAGAATGTTATCTCTTACAACTGCGTTTTTATTTTTCGGTAAAGATAAATCCCATTGTATAAAATATGGGTTAGCCATTGAAATTGCATTGCCAAGCATAAATAATATAACATCGTCGCGCATTCTTGCTATTGTATCATACAAGTCAAAAAGTAGAAACGGCTCGTTTCTCAAATAAGATGAATGCGGCTTGTCAATTATAAACTCCTCAAAAATCAGATTTGAAATATCAGGAAAAGCACTCGATTTATAATCGCTTGCTTTCGTTAACGCAAAAGTGTATCCGGCCAATTCTTCGTTAATATACCATTGACCGCCGTCATATTCTATTTTCGTGTCCGGAAAAACTTGATTTTTAATGATATCGCTAAAATACGTGTCAGCAGTTTTTATTAACTCGTCTTTATAGCGCCGGATATATCCAAACTGTTTGCCCTTTTTCAGAAAGTCGCGCACCGCTTTGATTTTCCACTGGTAGGATTTACCAATCCCACGCCCGCCAAGAACAATATTGAAAAGCGCGTTGTAAGATAACGTATTATTTATATCATAATACATAAATTCACCTCAACAGGATTTACAGGCAGAAATATTATAGCTTGCAAGGCCCGATGTTACAGACAGTCGGTTTCACCCGTTGCGCTCCGCTGTAAATAGTATTTACATTTCCTGTAAATCCTATTATAATCATACCTGTAATTTACAAATTATACCATGGATTTTTGTTGTTCAAATATGGATAATTGAATCATAAATCTTCTAGTCTCCATCCATTCATTTTATTTAAATTGAATTCGCAAAGGGTGCATTTTTCTTCAACTATTTTCTCTAGATTTATTTTTAACTCTTTGTTTTCACGTTCAGGCCGATTGATTTTAATAATTGCTTTTGCAAGTTTTAAACTCACTTCATCATATTCAAGCACTTCATTATCTTCCATTTTAAACACTCCTTATATTAAACTCTTTATCAACAAGCACAATCCCGCCGTCAACATGGACGGGCATGAGTTTCCCTGTGTACGTTGCGCATGGGTGAAAATTTTCCCATGTAACCTGTTCTTTACCTTTATCCGGTAAACCTGCGCAAGTAACGTGTAAATTACCATCTATTTCTTCAATGTATGTTTTAGGCCTTAAAAATCGCGCTCTTGTAAAATGGCTTTCGTGCGCCCACGCGCCAAGTTTATAATCATCTATTTCAATGAATTTTTTAATATCTTCCACAGGTAAAGTTGTGTGGATACTATCTGTATCGCTGTAAATGTACATGTCTTTACCATATTTTTCTATGCTGTATTCCTTTATTTTCTGGCTGGTTTCAATCGTGTATCTGCGCGCATAAGCTGTAATGAAGGCTCCCACAGGTAAATACAAGGCTTCCCTTGTTTCTGGGGGAGATGTTCTGTATTTCACAACACCTTTATCAATGTACGGGTGCTTTTTCGCGCATATAGGGTCAAGCGCGAATTTACCATATAAAGAGTTTAGCATAATTTTTGACCAGTTTCGCATGGTGGGATTATGCTCTTTTCCAGCTTTTATTTTTTCCTGCATCCACTTATCAATGTACTTTTTAAACAAGTCTTTTGATGCTCTAAATTTCCAACCACGAATATATTCTAGATTATAAACATTGTAGTGTTTTAAAAACAACTCAAAATCAACATTCGTTAAACAAAGCGGCACAATATCACCATTACTTGTTGTTATATATTCTGTTTGTACAAAACGACTATTTCCTTTCAATTGAATTGTCGGTAGATATCCCTCTTTTATTTCAAACTCACATTTGAACAGTTGAATATATAGAGGACGTTCTGCATCTTCAACGTATTCGCCTTCATAAAATTTCGGCTCTCCCCATGGCAAATCACAGTAATACATGCGGGACGGGTACAGACTGTTTACGTCGAATACATTCCCCTCACCTACATCTTTATCCGCGTATATCGGATTTAAGTAGGTAAAGCCACCTTTATAAGCCTTACGAATATCTTTATCATAATTTGGTTCAGGAAACAATGTTCTAAACCTCCTTTTCCCAATGATGCTTTTAAAATCTTCTAAGGCGCAACTTCCTTGCGTCAGTTTTTCAAAGCCCATTTTAAAAATACGGTCAAGCGCTAAAGACATAATCTGTACGTCATGTTTCAAATATTCAGTTTCTTCTTTCGTTAAAATGTGGTTTGTTCCACGAGGAACATTATAATCAATTTCAAGTTTCTGAATATCCAAATGGAATGCCTTTGCTATTTCATCAACTGAATAATTCAACAGTTTCATACTGTCACGCAATTCTAAACTGTTCCCGTTTTCAAACCGTATCTTTATTTTGTAAAATTGCCCCTCATCAGATATAAGCGCGTTGAATTGCTTATTGTAAAGTTTCTTCGTTTCAACATATTCATATCCATGCTTTAATAGATAACTGATACAAAATTCACCGTCAAATTTCAGGTTGTGAAAATAAAGGATTAAATTTCCGCTTTCTTCACATGTTTTGAAAAAACTTTCTATATTATTGCCAATTACAATATTATCTATAACGCCAATTTCGCAAACGGCCCAAGCCCATACCCTGCAATCGTTTTTATCTGTGGTAGTCTCAAAGTCTGCGGTAAACATTACAAATTTAAAACCGCTAAAGCGTTTTCAATTTTATTTATCATAGCATTTATAGCTTCTTCACCATATGAATATTCAATTTCCAAATATGAGCCATATAACGGGTCTTGACTTGCGTAATAGAAAGCAGTGCCGTTTATTTTACTGATTCTATCAACTAATTTGTCTCCTGCCGCACCAAAATTATTTTGAATGGCCTTTATGTAATTTCTTTTATATTTTTCATCCATAAAGGTTAAATAGCCACTACGCCCGCGATTTTGTGCCGTCTCCAATCTCTTTTTAACTTCCATTATTGTGCGCCCAGTCCCTTTTGTAATAGGCCTTAAACTTTCTTGTTCAATCGTGTAGAATGAGCCTCTACGCTGTGCTTCCAGAATTTCAAACCTTTTCATAGTCTGCTTATTCGCTTTTGTTATTGCACGTTCGACTTGTTCACGAACAAATAGCGGAACTTCTAAACTGCTACCAGCCTTATACTTTACCATCTTTTGTTTTTCAGGTTTTGCCAATTCCTGTAAACGGTTCAGCTCCCGCGCTATTTCTGCATCGGTTCTTCCTCGCATTACTTCTGTACGTGTCAAAGTGTCCAGAATTTTAAACGCTTCATTTTTCGACTGCAATTGAAGTAGCCGTCTGTTGTATGCTCGAATTTCTTTATCAATATCCCTTGTTCTTAAATTCCCAGCGGTGTATTTCATCTTTCAACACCTACTTTCTAAATAGTGCGCCCCGGTTACCCGGGGCGCTGTTTTTCCTCTTACTCGAAATCCAAAACCATGATTTTCGGCCGAACACTTTCGCCGATTTTAGAACATGTAATGAAACCGGACTTCACGTTGATTTTATTCATACCATCATCAAAATCGGTCAAATCAACATCTTTTCTGAAAAAGACTGAATAGAACATTCTGTCGCCATCACTGTTTTTTACAGACGTGGACGCGTAAAGCTTTCCGTTACTCCCCGTTTTTACCCAGAACGTCAATTCGCCTTTAATATTAAAAACTGTTTCTACACGTTCTTTAGTTTCTGCTTTCTTTTTATAAGCCATTTTAATTACTCCCATTCTAAATTATTCGTTTACAAGCGTACCGTGTTCTTTTACAATTTCTGCGCTGATTTCATAAATATTATAAATTTTCTCTTTATTCGCAATTCCGATAAACTTTTCACCCTTGGCTTTCATTGCCTTTTTGAAATCTGCATCATTCTTATACAACCCGTCTACCGTTTCAACACAGATATTACTATCTTTTTCTTTAACTACACTATAAATTCGGCCTCATAAATCTTTACTTTCATTTTTAATAACTCCTTTATAATTTGTGTATTTTTATTATAAACGGCATTTAATAAAACGTCAACCCTCCTTTAATCTTTTCTGCCGTTTTTAACATTATTCGTAATCTTCGTCATAATATCCATTATAGGAACAGTAGTCGCATTTATCCCCATTTTCTTTACTTTCTCTGATTGCGTCCGCAACTTCATATAATGCGTCCCTTATTTGCGCTAATGCATTTGTTAAACCTATGTCTATCATTTTAAATCCCTCCAATTATTTGCGGATTTAATTATGGCAACTAATCCAACTAAAGAGCATAATATTAAACCCGTTCCAACCGTTCTAAGCGCGTTTACAAAATCTATATACATTTTAATCCCCACTGTTTACGTAAGCATCTTTTAAAATTCCATCTTCCCAGTAAACCAACCTGTGTTCATTTTCGTTCATGCGCACAAAACCATATTCAAATTGTGACAACATGTTTAGTCCGTCTACCATTTTCAAGGCGCCGTCAAAATCTACTAATGCCATCTCGTTTAAAAATGCAACGTGACCTGCTTTAAGTTTCATTGTAGTGCCTCCACTTTGATGTAAAGTCCTATAATATCTTGATATAAAATTTCGGTTGCATAACCCATTTGAATAAGCATAAATAATTCATCTAAATCATCAACAAATCTTATGCAATTGTTTTTAATATAAAACGTCCTTTTATCAATCAACTTTGTAATTTCTCTAAAGTTTACGCACGCTTCCAAAATTTCTGCCAAACTCCTAAGAATTACTTTATCAGATATGTGTAATAAAACACTTTTATCATTTAAGTCTTGAATGGAGGTTATATAATACCGATTATACATTTATAATCAACTCCTTTTTCCTATCAACATAATATACATACTTACAACATTTTAACCCTTTTCCCGCAAATAGCATTGCGTGCCTAGGGTTACCCTCAAATACTATTTCGCCGTAGGACATTATTTTAACATTTCTAACCTTATATCGACTTATAATGTCTTTTATAACAATACATACCCTCATTTCACACAATTATAATCAGCTCTCCTTTATCTTTGAGATATTCATAGCAAAAGCAGAACGTTCTGCATATGGTTCAATGTCGCAACTGTAAGCTTCATTACCTAGCCTCCGTAGCTCAATCGTCCCCGCCTGTGATTCTTCACATGCCACTAAAATTTTCATCTCCTCTAT